CCCTAAAGACTATTTTATGGGTATCCTTCCTAGTTCTCAATATGGTCCGGTAGCGGTTCTTCCGGCTCTTGACAAGTCTCTACCGACTAATGTTATTTTGGCTCGTGCTACTGACGGCATAAGTAACTCGTCTGTTCGCAATCCTTCTGGTGGTAATACTGTTCAGACAACTTCAGCTAATTCTACTAATTCCGATAGATTACTTCGTGTTAATTCTGACCTTTCTGCTCTTACAATTCGTGCTGTAGAATATCTTCAGCGTTGGAAAGAAGTAGTCCAGTTCTCTAGTAAGGACTATTCTGACCAGATGTCAGCTCAATTTGGTATCAAGGCTCCTGAATATATGGGCAATCATTCTCATTATATTGGTGGTTGGTCTAATGTAATTAATATTAATGAGGTTCTTAATACAAATCTTACTGCTGATAATTCTCAGGCTGTTATTGCTGGTAAAGGTGTTGGTTCTAATTCCGGTCATACTATTACTTATGATTGTGGTGCCGAGCATCAGGTGATTATTTGTGTTTATCATGCTGTTCCTTTGGTAGATTGGAATTTGACAGGCCAGAATCCTCAATTGACCGTTTCTTCTATATCTGACTTTCCTCAACCTGCATTTGACCAATTGGGTATGCAATCTGTTCCCGGCTTGAATCTTCATAATAATCCTAGTCGTTCTGTTTCTACCTCGATTGGTTATAATTTGCGTTATTGGCAATGGAAGTCTAATATTGATACAGTTCATGCTGGTTTCCGTTCTGGTCTGGCTTACCAGTCTTGGTCCTCTCCTATTGACGGTTGGGATGTTTTGACTTCTTCTGGTACTTGGTCTTATCAGTCCATGAAAGTCCGTCCCCAACAATTGAATTCTATTTTTGAACCTCAGGTTTCAGGCCAGAATTCTTCTGTTGCATTTGACCAGTTATTGTGTAATGTTAATTTCCAAGTATATGCTGTTCAAAATTTGGACAGAAATGGTTTACCTTATTAATTTAGTTGGTTATGAGAAGTTTTGCTTATATTAATCCCGATTTTGTTCAGGATACTTATGTTCCTGTTAGTGTTGAAGATAATCCGTGTTATCAGCCGTCTGTTTATGATTCGGTTATGTATGACGAACTCCCTGACGGTGGTTTGATTCAGTGTGATATGACTCAGATTCTTTTGAATCAGGAAAAGTACCGTCGTTTGCTTGGTGATATGAATGTTCAGAACATTCTTGACCAGATGCATCCTACTTCGTCTTCTGTTATGGATAATATGACTGATGAAGAACGATTTAATTGTGTTATTTCGCGTCATTGTCAGACTCTATCTGAACGTCAGGCTGTTCTTAGAGAGTTGGCTAGCGAGCATTCTGAATTGTCTTCTTATGCTGAGTCTTTATTGGCAGAGCAAAAGGCAGCGCCGTCTTCGGATTCCGCCCCTGCCCCTGCTGAATAATGGGCTTATTTGATGCTATTGCTTCTTCTTTAGGTAGTCTTACTGATAATATTTTTGGTATGGCTGACCAGAATCACCAGAATAAAGTCAATTTACGTATGATGCGCGAGCAAAATGATTTTAATGCAAAACAGGCTAGCCTACAGCGTGATTGGCAAGAAGATATGTGGAATAAGAATAACGAGTACAACTCTCCTGAAGCAATGATTTCTCGAGGTTTAAACCCTTTTGTTGGTTCTTCTGCTGGTGCTGGTGTTTCTCGTTCTCCTGCCTCTGGTGGTGCTGTTGCTACCGCTGCTCCTGTTCCTAGTATGCAGGCATTTAAGCCTAATTTTTCCAATGTTTTTCAGTCACTCGCCTCTCTTGCTCAAGCTAGGGCTTCTAATGCTTCTGCTGGTGAGTCTGGCGCCCGTGCTAATCAGGTTGATACAGTGACCCCTCTATTGTCAGATTATTATAGAGGTCTTACTAATTGGAAGAATTTAGCGATTGGTGACTCCGGTTATTGGAATAAGACGACTGGTCGTATATCTGCTGCCCTTGACCAGTCTACTGAAGCTCAGAATTTGAAAAACGCTCAGTTCGCTGAACGTATTTCGGCCGCACAGGAAACGCAGATTTTGCTTAATTCTGAAGCTCAGCGTATTATGAATAAATATATGGACCAGAACCAACAAGCTGATTTGCTTATTAAGGCTCAAACCTTAGCCAATCTCCAGTCCCAAGGTGCTCTTACTGAGAAGCAAATACAGACTGAAATTCAGCGTGCTATTCTTACTGCTGCTGAGGCTTCTGGTAAGAAAATTGACAATCGTATGGCTTCCGAGACGGCTGACTCTTTGATTAAGGCAGCTAAGGCCTCTAATGAATTGCAATATCGTGATTTTACGTACGATTATAAGAATGTTAAGCTTCGTAAACATACGGAGTATAAAACTTCTATGGCTAATCAGAAAGCTGCTGAGTATGGTGCGGAATTGGCTCGTAAACAAGGACGTACTCATTATTGGGAATCTGTTGCTCGTGGTCTTGGTAGTATTGCTGCTGGTACTGGTAATTTTATTGGCGCATTTCGTCCCGGTGCTAATATCTTTCGTAATGATTATGGTCCTCGTAATACTACTATTTATAATGGTCGGTAAACATTCTTTAGGACTAGAAGCCTATCGCGGCGTTTGAGCGATATACACCCGCCGCCCGCGTAGGGCCTGATAGAAAAATGGAGCGGAGCGACTTCCTTAGAGAAGCGTTCCGCTTCGGTATTTTAGCGCGTAGGCGCGCAAAGGCAAGACAGTTCCTGCCTTGCCGTGCCTATACACCCTGTATACATCCACTTGCTAATTAAGCGAAGCCCCTAGTTGTGTGCGAAGCAAATCCGAGTTATCCTCTCGGATTCTCCCTTCCCTTGTCCATAAACGCACAACTCACACTCCACGGTAGAATCTAAAAAAAATAGTTTTTCTTTGGAATTATGATTTTAGTTCGTATATTTGCTCCCAGTTAGAAGTTACAACTATTATTAACATTTTAAACATTTTACAATTATGCAAAGATTTATTATTTCTATTAAAGACAAAAATACTGGTCGTGATTTTATTTCGCCTTTTACTGTCGATTCTCTCGATGGTTTTGGAGATTGTGTTGAGAGATTTACTTCATATGGTTGTCTTGTCATTATTGACTCGATTAAGGAGGAAAATGATTTCTTTGAGCTTTCACGTAAATTTGAACTATCTAAACCTGCTACTCATGAATAAGACTAATATTTGGAAAATCGTTATCGGTGCTGTTTCTGCTGCCTTAGGTTACATTCTTAATGCTATTGGACTATGAACTATACTCTTATGCATTTTCTTGAGTATTTGTTGTACTCTAATGTCCATTTTTCGGTGACTAGCGCTAGACGTACTCCTGAACAAAATAAGGCTTGCAATGGTGCTCCGAATTCTCAGCACCTTGTAGGCGAAGCTGTTGATATTAAGCCCTGTGGCTCTACTACATTTAATAAGTTGCTTGAAATGATTCATCTTTTTTCGGATAATGTTTCGCCATTTGACCAACTTATTATATATTCAACATTTATTCATATTTCATTTTGCTCTCGTAACCGTCATCAAGTGATTGATAAACGTAAATAATTATGAAATATTCTCCTGAATTGCTGAAAGCGGTTGACCATTGTCAACATCGTTCATTTATTACGAATAGGTACACTGGTGTCCGCATTGCCGTAGATTGTGGTCAATGTGATTATTGTATCCATAAGCGTGCTAAAAAAGCGTCCATGCGAGTGAAGACTGCTGGAAGTGCTTTCAAGTATTCTTATTTTGTTACTCTTACGTATGATAATGCGAATATTCCTCTTATGTATTGTAAGGTACTCCATAGTGAATATGAGGACGCTGTCGGCATTTCGGGAGATATTCATTTTGGAAATGAATACCATGATTATATCCCTGTTTCTGAATATCAATGTGATGATAACTCCATGTTGCGTCATATATTCTTCGAACAAGTTCAAGGTACTGTGCCGTTTGACCGTGAGGTTAAGGAATATGTTCCTGTTAAAGACAATTGGTTTCTTTCTATGGGTGCTATTCGTAATTTTATCTCTAAAACGCAAGCCCTTGACAAAACGGACTATCCCGTTTCTGAACAATATGGTCGTGATAACCTTATTCCCTTCCTGAATTATGTTGATGTTCAGAACTATATTAAACGCTTGCGTAAACATTTATTTAAAAAATTAGGTTCTTATGAAACGTTACACTTCTACGCTGTGGGTGAGTACGCACCCGTGCATTTCCGCCCGCATTATCATCTCTTATTATTCACAAACTCGGACGAAGTCGCAGAGGTTCTACGATACTGTCACGATAAGAGTTGGAAATTCGGTCGTTCAGATTTCCAGCGTTCCGCTGGCGGAGCTGCTTCTTACGTTGCGAGTTACGTTAACAGCTTGTGCTCTTCTCCCTTGTTATATCGCTCATGCCGCGCATTTAGACCCAGGTCGAGAGCATCTGTCGGATTCTTTGAAAAGGGTTGCGATTTTGTTGAAGACGAAGACCCTTATGTGCAGATTGAGAAAAAAATCGATTCTGTCGTTAACGGAAAAGTCTATAATTTCAATGGCATCAGTGTTCGGTCAACTCCACCCTTGTCGTATATCCGTACCTTATTGCCAAGATTCTCGTCTGCTCGCAATGATGATTGTTTTGCGATTGCTCGAATTCTTTTCGCTGTTCACTCAACGCCAAAAAGAATTTCAAGATTTGGATTTATAGATTATAAACAAGATTCGATTTTAGACCTTGTTCGTGTTTATTATCAATATCTTAAACTTAATCCCGTTCTCACTGATGATGATAAGGTTATATTACATAATGCTCGGTGTCTTACTAGGTTTGTTAACTTGTCTAGTGATGTTGACGTTCAGTCTTTTATTTCTAAGCTTTATCGGCTTTTCCTTTACGTTCATAAATTTTTTCGTAACTGGCATTTGCCTGATTTTGGTTCTAATATCGATTCTTGCTATGGTCGCGTTATGTTTATACTTAAAAAAGGCATAGAATATGAAACGAAAAAGAATTATGAAAGTTTACGAGATGCATATAGCCTCCGTTCCCAATACCCTGATATCTCAGATTGTATGTTTGCGTTGCCTCAGAATGGGCAGGAAATTGATGTCTTGCAGGCCGTATCGAGTGAAACGGTTCAACTCCTTGAGCAACTCCGGTACCGTAGTTCTACATTCTGTCGTGATATGATTAAGCACAAAAAGCTTAATGATGCTAACAATATATTTAACCGTATGGTTTAGTTCTATAATTTTTAAAATTATTAATTATGAGTGATTTTAATCCCCTAGACCGAGCGAAAATTAATGTTCATCGGTCATCTTTTGATTTAAGTTCAAAGAAACTATTTACCGCTAAAGTTGGTGAAATTTTGCCGTGTTATTGGCAGATTGCTATTCCCGGTAATAAGTATCGTATTTCTTCTGATTGGTTTACCCGTACTGTCCCTGTTAATACGGCTGCTTATACTCGTATTAAAGAGTATTATGATTTTTATGCTGTGCCGTTACGCTTGATTTCTCGAGCTCTTCCGCAGTCATTTACCCAGATGTCTGATTATATGACCTCTGCCGCAAGTGGTGCTTCTAATACTAAGGCGTTGTCTTCTGTACCTAATACGTCTTTGCTTAATATTAGTAATACTCTTGCTCTTGCTGTCGGTTCTGGCTCTGATTTGCTTGATGATGCCGGTCTTCCGTTTTCATATGGTTCTTGTAAGATTTTGGACTTATTGGGTTATGGTTCATTTCTTGCTAGTAATAATGTTTCTAAAAAGACAATTACTGCATCATATTTAGGTCTTGCTGATGTTGCCGATGCTGATAATCCTTTGGTTTATAAGTCTTCTCAGGTTGTAAATTTGCTCCCGCTATTGGCGTACCAGAAAGTCTATTTTGATTTTTTCAGTAATTCTCAATGGGAAAAACATTTGGCCTATTCTTATAATGTTGATTATTGGGATGGAACATCACAGCTGACTGTTGTTCCTGATATGTTAAAGCTCCGGTATGCCAATTACCCTAAAGACTATTTTATGGGTATCCTTCCTAGTTCTCAATATGGTCCGGTAGCG